GTGCCATCATCTTCCATAGCCTTAACTTTTTTACCAAACGTAAGTGTTCCTTGGTTTAAACAAAAGCACCCAATTTGAAGATTATATTGAAAAACTACATTATTCTCGTCAGTAGCCACATCCACTGTATATATTCTATTATTTCTAACTTGAGTAGAATCAGAAAGTGTACTAATTAATACTTGATCTTCTTTAAATGTTAAAGCTGCCCCAGTATTTTGAAATCCTTTTAATTGATTAATTATTTGAAAAACACTTGGAGTAACATATAATCCAGATATAGCTTGTATGCCAGCACTTGTACTGTAAAGGTATGTACCGAATGATCCCCAAACATTTCCTAATGGAGAAACTGACCCTTTATACTGATCTCCCCTTAACATTGAAGATTCAGCTATTATTGGGGCCAAATAAAATCCCCATATACTTTTTTCTTTTATTATTACCAATCTTTCTAGTTGATCTACTGCTGCTGTTATGGCATCACTATGATCACCACAAAGAAAATTATTGAGTGCTGGAACTGTTTCTGCATTTCCTGTATTACTTACCCATATCTGATTAGGAATATTATTAGTAACATCATTCAAATATATTGCTTTATTTTTGTGTTGTACTGCATACTTGGTGATGGTAGTAAAACCACTAGCAACCTCGTCTAATCCGTTCCATCGTCTCCAAGCCAAAGCACCATTAGTAAAATATAAATATTGCCCAAATAGTAAAAATGAACATATTCCGGTGTTGCTTGAAGCCTGAGACTTAATTGTTATTGGAGATGTTTGCCCATCCCTTAATGCCTTAACCACAAAATTAGCTGAACCATCATATCCACCAGTTACTAGCCATTTAGTACCTGTCGGAGATACATTGATAGTCCATTCATTATTTAATGTATGTCCATCACCAGCAAGAAAAGTTATTGTAACCCCTTCTGCTAATATTTGGGCTATGCCAGCAGTTATAGAAATAGCAGCACTATACGCTCCTGCATCTTTTTTCCATTTAAACTGGTCTGGAGTTGCAGCACTACTAAATAACAATATTGTGTATACACTGAGGACAGTCGTACCTGTGTATGCTCCACCAGAGGTAATATCATTTAATCCTACACCAACTGACCGTATTGCAGTACCCACTCCGGCATTAGCTTGAACAAATTCTACTTCATTTTTGGGAGTCAATCCTAAATCAGATGAATTTAATCTCTTGTATGAAAATCTGGCTGTTAATGCTAGATAAGATTTATTATCCCCAACATTAGTTGGTCTAACTTCCATATTCTCTAATACTTGACATTCATTATCAGCTATTTTTGTAGGATGAAGAAGTAAGTTTAATCCACCAACTAACGATTCTATTGTTCTATCTGGCATATTAATCCTTCTTTGCTAATTGAAAAATTTGATCACTTAATTGCTCGAACCTATCCTCAATATGTTTCAAATCATTGGTTCTTACCAACCCAATTTCTGTCCTTACTTCCTCTACTTTTTTACTAAAAACTCGATAATAAATATGATCTTTACCAGCAAATATCAGTAACACCAATGATGCAATAATCCATTCAAATATTGTCATATTATTCTCCTGAAAGCCAAGTAGATGATCTATGGCCCTGCCTGAATATTCTGCCATCTAATTTAGCCCTTTGTGGAAATACTCCTTCATCAGCCATATTCCTACGCATTCTACCTGTTATTTTTTCTAACATTTGTGGGTCATAAGGGATTGCTATATCAGAACCATATCCCATTCCTCTTAATTCATTGACAAGTAATTCTACTAATGTCTTTAAATCCAGAAATGCAGGGGCTTGAGCATCAGGGACATCATACACTTGAATGGCATGATAATATAACTTACCAGAATATGCTTGATCTGGAACAGGCCACACCGTACCAATTAATTGTATTTCTCCACCAGTGTCTACTTGTCTATTAATATTTAATATTTGAGGTTGCCCTGGTTGATTGATAGCCCCTATCATTCCATAATTAGTGAAAGACAATATTGGGAGAGTAATCTCAATTTGTGGAGAAGAATTAGGTATTATTAATTTACCAAATAATGCTTTAACATAATCTGTAGGGACAGTCCATGTATTAAGATTAGTAGTCAAAGTAATAGGGGCAGATTTTTGATTACTAGGCCAAGAGAAGTTTTCATATAATTGATCAACAATTAGATTTAATTTATCATCACATATGGTATTTAATTCTGCACCCCTACCTACAGTCTGTTGAGCAATACTGATTATTGCTGTCTTAGCTATTCTTACTGCCATGCTCCATCACTTCCTCTATGTTATAAATTAATTGTGGGACTTACCAACAATGTAGCAAGACACTGTTGGCACGTTTCCCTTGCTTTGAAACTATCCCACAAACCTTTTATTTCCTTAAATTAGATTTGTCCATGCTCCGGCTTCATAGCCTTGAAATTTGGCTGTAGTTGTATTATAAATAACCATCCCATTTGCAGCAGTTAAAGCATCCCTTTGCGTTGTTGTCAAGCGTGTCAATAACAAGGCCCCTGTTGTGCCTTCTAAGTCCAGTACAGCAAACGCATTGGGCAAGGAAGTTCCAATTCCAACCCTGCCATCCTCCAAAATTGTTAGTCTCTCTACACCACCAGTTATCAAACGTAAAGGGTGGGCCGTTATAGTCCCGATATCCGCAAAATCATTATCAACCAAGAGAATGAATCTGACAGTAAAGTCGGTGTTAGTTAAACGGATAGTAGGAGTCGGTGATTCAATATTGAAAGAGAACGCAGCCTCATCATACCATGCGTTAGTACCAAAATAAATCTTGCCTTTGGTAGCATCGAATGTGGAGGTAAGAGTCAGATTACCCCCAGAATCAGTATCACCATTTAAAGTCTGTCCACCAGACCTACCTGCCAATAATACATACTGGGTATGGTCATCATCTAACAATACTGATAAAGACCCATGATCTACTCCAGGTAATGACTCCACGAAATCTACTGAAAGTGTACCAGTTACAGGATCAAATAACCATTTAATGTTATCTGAATTTACAGGTGCTAGAGGGACATTTTCTCTACTACCATCAACTTGTGCTAATATTTTAAATACAGACATTTTCTAAATCACTTCTCCTTACTTAATTTTCTTCTTTTTAAACTCAGATATATCTTGAACATTATCTTCTTTCAATTCTTCTGTCATACAGCGTTGTGCTACTAAATTATTATCAATAAGCCTCATTCTTAATGCTTCCCCTGCCTCTGACATGGCTTTAAAAATTTCTTTCCTATCCAATTTAAAAGCATTAACTGTTACGGTTGTATTTTCTTCTGTTGCTGTTAAACGACTAATCTGAATTATAGCAACTGGTTTCCTACTGAAAAATTTAAACATTGTTATCTCCTATTTAACCACCTTTTAATACTGCTATTTCTAATATTGGATGTTCAATATATTCCATTTCTTTTCGTTTTGCTTCCTCTCTAGTTGCCATCATTGTTTTTAATCTCTCTGACAAGCTAAAAGGAACCTCTATTATTCCACAATATCTTACACCATTAATCATCATTTCTGGTTTTACATTTATCTTAACTTTTCTCTCATTAGTATTTTCTAATTTCTCTTGTACTGTTTTGGCTGTATCTGCCAATGCTTCTGCATCTAATTTCTTCTGATCAACAAGACCAGATACAATTTGAGTAAGAAGATTAATTGATCTTTCTAATTTATCGAATCTGTCATCATTGGTAGCAGGAGAAGGACTTGCACCCTCTATCTTTTGGTTATGAGCCAAGTGAGTATCTATATTCTCTTTCCTGCTATTCTTATTCTTTGATCCTGGAGGTCTACCACGCTTCTTAATAGGAGCAATATATCCTGCTATAACTTCCCCAGGTTTAATTTCTATTATTGGATGCTTCGTAAAATCTAAATCTAATTGGTCGGACATTTTATCCTCTTTTTTGAGTAAATAACCCTCATCCTGCTCCCAGGATCATCCTCGTTCATTGTGATGACACGCAGGTCATCCATTTAGAACTACTCCACCCTATTTTAGCCTATTCTATTTATTGGGAACCAATAGACGGTTCATAGGCTAACTTTAATCAAATGCAGACTCAGCTTCTACTCGATTGAAGAAGTTGTTGTTATTGATTACGCACTTGAACATTACTTTCCATCCAGCTTTACGTCTTAATGCTAGAGGATTACTATCACTTGCCCCTGGAGGGGTTAGTGTAGACTGTAAGTTTTGTAGATCAACAACGGTATATGCTTCCTTACCGAATAAGAACCCTAAGTGAACCTTGGAAGTTGCTGATGCTAATTCATCAAGTAAACTACCAGCAGTTGTACCGGATGTTGCTAATGCGAAGATAGTAGTACCGTTGGCATTGGCAGTATCTCCAATTTCAATGCTTGCTGATGCAGCAAAATACTGGTCGCTACCTTGAACATACTTAGTTATGGCAGCGTTAGCAGCAGTAGAAGCAGTAATATCGGATGCACTTGCAGCCCAGTAAATTTTGTATCGTAGTGTAGTTGCGCTTGGTAATACAACAGTAATGCTGTCATTAACATCGGCAGCACCTACATCTTCGGTTGAAACTTGGTAGATTACGCTAGGATAATTGAATGTAGTATCGAAACCTACAACTAGAATCCTATGAAAACGAAATGCTAAGTCTCCACCATCTTCATTGATATTGGTTGTTGGTGCAGCAGCAGATGTTAGAGTTGGAAGTGAGTTGGATCGTAGAAAACGAACACCTAAGAACTCTCCAATTTCACCATTCCATAGTCTCTTTGCAGCAGCATACCTAACCGCATCAATAAAATCAGGATCAGATGATACATCAAATTCCATAAAGGAATCAAGAATTGCTACATAGTGATCTCCTAATTCTGGATCAGCAACCCCTTGTGCCCTTTCCATACCCATAGCACCATTGGATCGTAGACTTGCCACCATTCTACGCCATGTGTCAGAAGTAACCACATCGGTAGAAGTTAGTGCAAATCTGCTTGCTACAGTACCAGGATAGAAAATGGAAGTTCCTGTTGCGACAACATTAAAACATTCTCGCTCGATTGTTTCTCCACTCTGAAATCCTAATAGTTGTAGAGCCTTTTGAAAAGGCTTGTGCCTAATTGTCAATTCAGCAACGTCAGTAATTGTAACGTATGCTCCCCACTGTTCCGCAGTCGCAGTAACAGTTGAAATACTCATTGTAGTAGAGCTACCTTCATTACCTTCACTAATTGTAGAGAAAGGCAATGGCAAACGCTCATATCGAGTATATTGGAATGTCTTGGATGATTGAGAAGGCAATACTGCCTTATCAGCCATTTCATAAAACCTTAGAATCTTGTGAGCAACTCTAAGAGTTTTCTCTGCAATATACTGAATAGCATCTGATCCACTTTGTACGGTAAAGTTACCGAGAACAGTAGATGTGGTATCTGCTCCACCAGCCATCTTAGGCATTAACCATGAAGATAGCTTATTGGATAACCACTTAAACATTAAAAACCACTCTCCTTAAAATTTTATATCAGCCATGCTTTCGTCCAACTCTTTGTCGGACATATCAGCTACAGGTTTATTTACTTTGTTTTTAGTAGAATTAAGATTGTTATTAGTCTTTTCCCTGCTGATTACTGTGGGAGACTTTTTAACAATAACTTTTCCGGTTGAAGTTTTCTTGCAAATGCCCCTAGTAACACCAATTTCAAACGCTTGCTCTCTGGTCAAATACGCTCCTGAATTAGAGTATTCTTTACGAATAGCATCTACTTCTTTGGCATATTTCTTTACTTGGGGATTAGCAGAAGTAGCTTTTACTTCATCTAGCTTCTCTAAAACTGCCCCTAAGATTTGATCTACAGCAGCAACATCTCTGTTTCTGTTCTGTTGATAATATTGTTCAACAGCTTTTCTAGTATTGACATCTACATCTTCGGGCCATTCAAATGCCTTATCTTGTGGTGTCAATCCTCTATTTTGAGAAACTAAATTAGATAATGTTTCTGTTAAATTCTTGAGCGTATTCTTTTGGTCAACTACTTCCTTGAAACGCTCGTAAGGAACATCATCTTCATGTTTTGGTTCTATTTCTTTTTCTTCAACCACTTCTTCTTCTACTATTTCTTCTACTATTTCCTCAGTATCTTTAACGTCTACCTGATCAGACGATTCTTTGTCAGCCATTTTTATCTCCTTATCCTTTTAACGTAGTGTTCTACGATTTTATGGCATTCGTTTTTCCATGTAATTTCAAAAGTGTCTTTAAGAAATTATCAGGAAAATTTATTAGTTCATCAATTTGCTTATATATTGTATTAAATTTACTCAATGTAATACAATCATCGAAGGTATTGATTTGTTTACCCTTCAAATTTTGTTCCATAGAAAACTTTGTCCTAGTCATACAGCCTTTAAAATATCTCCAAAATTCTGTTTTCATCCCATCCATAAATATTTGTTTCACATGATCTGGATTCTCTTTACATAACTTGTCAAATTCCTCGGCATCTTTTAAACATTGTGTTAATTTTTCATACTCTGCACTAAGATATTGAAAGTCCATTATCAACCCCTTTTTGTTTTCTTTTTACTTGTGTAAATTGGTTTTTTACATCCATCTTGATTTAATAAACTATCTTTATACGTCTTACCCATTTTAAAATTTCTTTCCTCGTAGTCGTTTCTCTGCTGGTGAAGGAGTAACTTTTTCTCCTGCTTTACGAGCCTCACTAAGAGCAATTGCTACAGCCATTTTTCTACTTCTTACTTTTGCACCTTTGCCTGGGCCTTTTTTACCCCTTCGTAGCGTACCTTCTTTGTATTCGTGCATTACCTTTTCTACTTTATCAGCCATTAAAATTCTACTCCTTCTAATTTAGATTCTAAATCTTTATTAATTTTAATATTAGATAATTCTAAATCAATACTCATTGACTTCTTTACTTCACCGTTGGATTTGTATGCTCTTTTAGACTTAGACGATACTCTTACTTTTGCGGTAATAGCAAATTCATCATCCACATCGTAATCATCAAACTTACGAGCATCTGAATCACTTAGGTAAATACTTGGTTTTGGTTTTTCGATTTTATGATCCATATAATCCATTAAAATGACTTCCCTTCTAATTGTGCTTCCAATTCTTCCATCCTGCTTTTCCGTTTAAGTAATGCTCCTGCTGCTTTCCTTGCCATCC